CCTGAGCCTCTTCATCTATGGTCCCGATGTGCCTGCGGATTTCGTAGCGGTTGTCACTTTTGGTTCGGATACGGGAAACGCTGACCGCCCCCTCCAGTTCAACCGTCACCTGGGTGTCCCCGCCCCAATAGCTTTGAAAGGCGTCCCCGGTCGGACGATTATTGACTGCCCAATTCATCGCCCTCAACAAGGCGGTCTTCCCGGAGTCCGACAACCCGACGATGGCGTTGACCCCTTCGTGGAACTCCACCCGTGAATGTTTATGGCTTTGAAAGTTCCAAAGCTCCACTGCCTTGATCATGGCTTCTCCTCCTCCCGGAACCTGACCCACGCTTGCCGGCCTTTGTGCCAGCGGTAGATTCGTTCATGTACCCGGTTCTTTTGCATCGAAAAGATAAAGGCGGGGGCGTCCTCTTCGGGAATGACGTTCAACATATCCATAACGTCCAGAACAGGACCATGGCCCATACCATAGCCCCCGTTGCCTTTGGCGTAGCCGATAGCGTACACTGGGTCAGTCTCTTCCTCCTCCTCCGGTTCGTCGGTTTGACCGGGGTGGTATTCATCAGGAAGCGCCTGGTACACCGTTTCCAGAACGACCGGCCAGGGCGCCCAGCCGGTAGGAACCCACCCCCGGTCGGACAGCCTCGTGCCGGTTTCGTCGTTCCATTCCCCGTGGTGCCAGTCTTTTACCCGGTATCCCGAAGTGATAAAGGTGTCGTGGGGTGCTATGTACCCGGAAGGACCGGTGAGCAAAACAGGCCAATCCCACGGCGCCGTTTCTATCGGTCGAAAGTCAATCTGAGTTGGGGCGTACACCCGTTGTTCGGCGTTCAAATTATCTTTACCCATTGGCTCCTCCCATAATGCCACCGGTGGGTCCGGTTTCCGTGTTCGTCTTCAACAAATATCGGTTTGCGGGGTCCGTTATCCTCCGGGGCTTCCGGGAGGGTTGTGCGGGTTCTCCTGACGGGCTTCGGGGCAGGTTTATTGAACACGGAGCACTCCGGGTCGTTTAGCATCGACAACCCGCTGTATCCTCCCCCTTTATATTTGTGGAGCTGGGCGTGTGACCCGTCCATCTCCGGGTCAGCCAGCCACAGGGTTTCGTTCCCGCACTTCGTACACCGCCACACCCGGTGCTCCCCCCGTACTTCGTCGGTTGGTTCCAAGTCGGTCCAGGGGGAGCACAAATGACATCGGCGCCCGTACTTGCTATTGTGAGAACCCGTTACAGCCATGACGCCTCCTAATAGCGCTCAAAAAGCTCTTCCAGCTTCGCCAGTTGTTTTGGGGTAAGGTCCCGCCCCAGGTAGAACTTTGCCTTGATGTCGCAGATAAACTCCTCAACCCATTCGTTGTCGATAGTACCGGCGACGACCTGGGCCTCAAGTTTGTCGATCATCATTTTGATTCGTTGCTTTTCGATAGGCGCTGTCATAGTCCTTTCCTCCTCGCCCACTCCGCGATTAAGATGCCGTCAGCGTCCCCCCGGAAGTATTGGCGAAGATGGGGGAAGAGCCGGCAACCAATATCAAAGCTGGCCTTTTTCAAGGCGTCCCCCTTCACCCCTTTCGGGAGGAGGACCTTTTGCCAGTCCCGGCTATCGACAAACATATGGGGGATGTCCAGGGCCTCCAGAACGATCAAAGTGGCCTCCAACGCCCGGAGTGCCGAAGTGGAAGCAGCGAACCGGCCCGGATTAACCATGGGGCGCTCAAGTACCGCGAACGGGTTGTCCAGGTTTCGCAGCTCCTCTTTGAGTTGTTCGGTATCAATCCGGGTTATGTTTTTGGCGCTTTTCTGGTAGTTGAGGCAGCTGAAGGTTGGGACCGTAAAACTGGCGCTTTCCGTCCCGATAGAGTTGACCCAACCGACCGAACCGGAAACCCCGTTATCAATTCCGATGTACGTTTTGTTGCTCAGGCCGTTGGTGTTCGTCCGGGCCATGGGTCCCTCCTTCCATAACAGATTCTTGAGCGGGTTTCGGCTCGACCTTCTTCTGGCCGGTATCGAACGCCCACAGCAATAGCAGATAGATAAGCGCAAGGATTACAAAATGAATAGGTTTCATGCCCCCTCCTAAGCGTAACGGGGCTGGCGTTGGGTCTTCACAGAGCGCTCCCGCTCCCTCCAGCATCGCCCAGTCGCTTTGATAAGTTCGTCGTGAAGTCCGTCTTCTTCAATAGCGGCTACAAGCTCCGCTTTTTTTAACTCCAGGCCCAGGTCCTCCGCGATGATGGAATGGCCTTTTTTCTTCCACCACTCCTCCTTGATGAGGAAGTCGATGCAGGACATGATGTCGTCAATACCATAATCGGTATAAATTTCAAATTCAGCTTCCCGGAGCTTCCCGGTCACGGAGTTCTTTTTGAGCTTCGCCAGCGACTTCGTGCCGACGACCAGACCGCCCCGCTTGATGTCGCCGGTCTTCGCCATACGGATTTGATGATTGGAATAGAAGAAAGGGGCCTCACCGCCGGCAGTCGTCCAGGGGTCGGAGAAAGGCTGAGCGTTGAGCTTTTGACGGAGTTGCTGGATAATGATAAGGAGCGACCCGGTAGCCTTCAGCTGGTTGTTAACCATACGGAGGACCTGGCCGGCAATCTTCGCCTTTTCGGTCCCGTAGCTGCCGGCAATCTTCTTGGCGGCTTCCTCGCTTTTGGCCATCGCCAGGGCTTTCCGCATCTCCTTCTCCAGCTCTTCGTCACTTGAAAGGGAGTCGAAGCTGTCCAGAACGTAGATGAAGGGCTGCTCTTTCTTGATGAGGCCCAAAATGTTCGCTTGGAAATGCTGGATACCGGGGCTGTTACCGTTCGGGGGTTCCACGATACGTTCAGCGGTTTGAGGGCCAAAGAGGTACTTGAGGTCAAACGCCCTCCGCTCCTCTGCGTCGTCGTGGATGAGTTTGTAATCATCGAAGCGGGGGAGCAGCGCCGCCTCCGCTAACGAAGTGAGGGCCAAAACCGTCTTACCGGAGGAGCTGGCACCGGGTATCGTTTCGATGCCGCCCAATAGGTAGCCCCCATAAGGGTTTTCAGAACACGCAAGATTGAGGAGCGTGGAACCCGTGGGCGCCAGCTCCTCCGTCTTGTACTTTCGGACCGTTCGCTCAGGCTCCTTGCGCCGGGTTGATTTGGCGACTTGATCGGCAAGAGCGGCGGTGTCCACGGCAGCTTCGTCGTTATGCGGAATATTTCTTGCCATCCAAAAACCTCCTGAACGAATTTTTATCAATGTACCAACGGCAACCGGGTCCCCCCGGCTGGATACCAAGTTCGTGCTTCCCTACCCAATCCAGAAGGGTGGCCAGGGTCACTGAAATACCCCGTTTGCCGGCCATGTCCAGTGCCTCCTGGGCGCTGATATAGTGCTTAGCCGCTTCTCCGGTCGGCACGCTTGTCCTTGTTCTTTTAACCATAAAGCCCCCTTTTGGTAGAGGGGGGCAGGTTGTTCCCCCGCCCCCCCTTTCGATTTAACGGCGCCGGGAGCCTTTCAAAGCGTCCGCTGCATCGCGGCAGGCTTCCCATTTGTCGCATTCAAAACATTGATCCAGCTTGTCGCAATCCTCGCCCCAAGTACCGCCGTGGGGGCATTCGTCCACGTCGAACGGAGGGTCATCAGATTTGCCGGCATCGTCCTGTTCCGGTTCGTTGCGGGTGCGGCCACGACCCCGGCTGGGTTTTTCCGGTTCAGGTTCCGGTTCTTCTTCGGGTTCAGGACGGGAGCGGCGGGAGCGTGTCGGCTTCTCCGGTTCCGGTTCTTCTTCGGGTTCGGTACGGGACCGACCACGACCCCGGCTGGGCTTCTCCGGTTCCGGTTCTTCTTCTTCGGGTTCCTGGCGACTGCGGCCACGGCCACGGCGGGGTTCAGGTTCCGGTTCTTCCTCCGGTTCGGTACGGGACCGGCCCCTGCTGCGGCTGGGTTTCCCTTCCGGTTCCGGTTCCTGGCCGTCAGGCTCTTCTTCTTCCCCATCCAGCTCAAGGAAAACCCGCTCCAGCTTTTCGTAGGGGAGAACAACCAGGATTTCGTTGAGGTCGGCTACTTCGTCCAGGACGGACTCCGGGAAGTCGTCACGCTCAACGAAGTCCACACGGGAGGCTTCCAGGTATTTGTTCTTCATGAAAGTCTCTTCGGACATACGGACCTTGACCGTGAAGCCCCCTTCCAGGTCCGCAAAACCGGCCCACTCTTCATCGCCCTCCCGCACTTCCTCTTCGATCTTCTTGCGGAAGTTGGCATAACTGAACTCCAGGAGTTCCACGCCATCGGCGCCGTCAATATTGAAGAGGTCTTTGTGCTGGGGCTTGAGGTCACTGATGAGCTTTTCATCAGCGTTCGGGTCCTTCATCAGCCGCGCACGCTCTTCGCAAATCGGGCAGGCCTTTTTGATCGTCCGGGGGCAAAGGTAGCTCTTTTGATCGGCGCCGATGCCGTGATGAACGAAGATGGAACGCTGGTACCACAGATCACCCGCATCCAGGTCCATATCCTTCGTGGCGGTATCGGGTATGGTCATGGCCGATTTGATTTCAAACGGGAGAATGTCCAGCTCATTCGTCCCCTTCTTGAGCTTGGCAAACTTGATGCCCTCCGGCAATCGGAGATAGCCCCCGCCACCGCTGTACTTGTTCTCCTCTGCGCGTTGGCGGACCTTATCCCTCATGGAACTTCTGCGTGCGCTTTTGTCTCTTCTTGCCATAGTCGGTTCTCCTTATTGGTTGTTGTCGCGTTCTGCGATTTTGGATTGGATGACTCCAAATAGTTCGTTGATGCTGAGGTCTTCGGCGGTTTGGGGGTTCCGTAAGGTCACATCACCGCCCAAGGCCAACCGGAGTCGAACTTCAGGAGGGGTCCTGGGGAATTGGTATGACGGGCAAGCGTCCCAGGTCAAAACGTCGGTACGCTCCACCACCGTGTATGTTTCGACCTCCAAAATGTACGGCGTCCCCAGGTCCGTCTCCGTTCCGTCCTCAAAGCGGACAGCCACGGTGCCGTCCGCTTTCCCTATTAGACAACATACGGTCCCCATTGCCTTAATCCGTCACAGCGCTACAACGGCAGTGGGGGAGGAGGTTGGTGGTGTCCAGCAGGTGCCGGTCCTCTTCGGCTTCGGAGGCGGTTTGTTGCGTGCGTTCAAAAAGTTGCGGAACCCATAAACCGACTTCATGTTGCGGAAAAAATTGGTGATCGGTCGAAGTATACTGCTCATGGTCTTCCCCTCCTGAACTTAAAGGTTATTGGGTGCGGCGGGTGCGCCTGGGGCGCTCTTCGGGTTCGGGTTCGTCCTCTTCCTGGCGCTTGCGCCGGTTGAGGCGGTCGTGGATGCGGTCTTGGGTAGCGCTTCGGGCGGTTTCCCGACCGGTGGCCAGAGCCTCCTTTGTCGCTTCGCTGAGGTTCCGGGGTTCCGTAGGTCCTGCGAAGTAGGACATGCCGTGGAGTCTGACCAGCTCTTCCAAAGAGGTCTTCCGCTGATTGAAAGCAAAAACAGCGTTCTGGAGCAAGTTGGCTTCGTACTCCGCTTGAATCGCGGCTTCCTTCGCCTCCTTATGCCGGGGGTGGTCCCGGTAGTAGGCTTCAATCTTTTGCGCGGACGGTTTCCCGTCCAGGGTTTCCTCTGCCTCCTTGATGAGTTGGGACCGAACTACTTTGACGTTTTGTTCGGCGTGTTTGAATTTCCGCTGGGCCTGGGCCGAAGCCCGACAATAGCGCATATACAAGCCGGGTTGCTCCAGCCACTCAACGTCCAGGGCATCGGGGTCAATCTGTAAATCACGTTCAAAGTCAAGCTCTTCCATTTGGCGCTCCTTTCGTGTTTCCGAAAATATAAACTAAAAATATCTGATAGGCAAGTAAAAACTATATAAACTAAAAATTTTTTACGCCTCAAGCGCCTCATAAGCTGCCATAACGATACTGGACCGCCCGTTGTTCCAGGTCGGGTCCCGGAAGCAGTCCATTACAACGAACGCTTGAGCGGCGTCCTTCGGGGAGTTGATAAGAACGCTGGAACAATATCCCAGGACCGCCAACCGGGTTTTCTCCGGGTCCTCCTTCTCCAGGCCCTTAATGATCTTGGCCACGTCCGTCCACTTCTCCCGGCGCATCAACGCCCGGCACAGGTCGATAACGGCGTTGGCTTGTTGGGCCTGCTGTTCTGCCGCCTCCTTCATATCCTCCGGGGGAAGGTCGATGATTTTATCCAGGATTTGAAGAGCGTTCCGGCAGCTGCCCATAGAGTCCTGGGCTATTTGCTTGATGATGTCGGGCGGGATTCGCTTGCGCTCACTCCCGGCGATTTCCCGGAGGAACGGCACCATGTCGTCTTCGTCCAGAGGACTTACTTCAAAAGTAGCGCAGCGCCCCCGGATAGTCCCCAGGAGCTTTTCCGGGTCCGTAGTAGCCAAGAGGAAGTACACGTGGTCAGGGGTGTCTTCCAGAGCCTTCAAGAGGGCGTTTTGACCGTCCTTCGACAGCTGGTGGCATTCGTCCAAGAGCCAGACCCGGCAAGGTCCCCCGCCCATAGGCTTAAACATCATGTTGCGGCGAATTTCCCGGATAGTGTCGATGCCCCGGAAGTCAGCGGAGTCCACTTCACAATAGTTCTCTTCGGTGGCCCCCAGCCGCTCCGCTACGATACGGGCCAAAGTTGTCTTCCCACAACCGGAAGGACCGGTGAAGAGGAAAGCGTGCTGGATGTTCCCCCTGTCACGGGACAGAACGGCGTCCAGCGCTTTGACCGTTGCGCGGTTCCCAACTACTTCGTCAAGGGTGCGGGGGCGGTATTCGATTGCTAACGACATTTGTTGTCCTCCTTATATATCCCAGCGAGTTCCTGGGACGGGTTTGAGTTCGATTTTAACAGAGCGTTGGAGAAGTTGTTTGGTGCTTCCGATAGACGTGATGTCCAGGCTCTGTAAGTTGATTTCCTCCACTAGCGCCCCGGTTTCACTTTCCAGGTTCGCCAAAATGAAGTTTATCTCTTTTTCAGCTTTCACTACCGGGTCCACTTTTGCCTCCTTCGATTTTGGGTTTGTAGGGAAGTTCTCCCCCCGGAGTTTCCAGGCGGTCGATGACACATTGGCCTTCGGGGCAAAGCCCGCAAGGTCCGTCACACCGCCTTTCGTTAGAAAACGGGCAGATAAAGCAGGCCATTACTCCTCCTTTTTAGCGCAATCCGCGCATTTGTAGTCATACATCTTACGTCCCCGGCTGTCCCGCCTACCTGTAAACTTGTTTTTGACCCTACCAAAGACGGGCTTGCGCTTCTTACAAATGGGGCAATGAAAAGTCGGGTTGGCTAACATGCTCATGGGGCCTCCTTACTTCGACGGGTCGAAGGGCAAATAATGGGGGTTGAGTCGGTGGTTTTCCAACAGCTCCCGTTCCTTGTCCACATCCCGGTTGATGGCGTCCGATTCCCGGAACTTCTCCGGGTAGCGCAGGCGCAGCTTATTGATATTCATTGTGAGGAGTTCGTCCATGGTAGTTCTCAGCACGTCGATAGCCAAACCGGCGTACCACTGATTGTCCCCTACCTCTTCAGCAGCGTTTACCAAATCCAACGGCCTGCCGTAGAAGATGTGCTTTTTCAGCATATCCAGAAGCTCCGCAGCTTCTGTGGACAGGCCCATAGCGGCGTGAAGCAGCCGGACCGTTTGGGGGTCTTGGAGCCGCTCAAGCAGTTCGGGAGTGATGGGGGAGTCCGTCCTGAGAACGTGCTCCACGTAGTTGTAAGAGCTGATCGGGGACCCCTTTTCAAACCGGCTGAAGTCTATGCAATCGGCGCAGGCGCCTTTGTACGGGTCTTCCTTGAAGTGCGCGCATTTAGAACAAGTGCTCATTTCTACTCCTCCTCTTCGCACAGGCGGTGGTGTGCCATTTGAGCATAGTGGGCTATTTTCAACAGGTCCCGCTTCTGCTCTACCAGACCCCTGGCGCTCCTGCCAAACCGTTTGTAATACCTCCCAACCTCTTCCATAAGCCGGGCAGCGTCCGACTCCGCATGGAAGTCTTCCCCTTCATCCCCGTATTGGGGGACCACGTACCCTTCGATGTGATTGAGGACTTCCTGGGCGAAAATACCCCAACGCTGCCCCTTCCGGGAGCGGGTTGGGTTTCTGAACTCATCTTCCGTCCCAAGCTCCTCCATGAGGGTCTGGTCTACTTGTTTGCTTTCATAAGTCATCGGTGAATCCTCCCTTCTCTTTCTTTGGCTTGAATAATCCTTAGTAAATGAGACCTTTCTTTCTGTTCTCCCACTCGATTCCGCAGAACTCCAGGACCTCCCGGAGGCCCAGTTGGAACATGCAATACTCCCACTGTTTAGGGTGCGTGATTTGCATCTTTTGAAACCGGTTCGGGTTCGTTTCTAAGTGCGCCCCGAACGCACAGAACATGCAACCGGTTCTTACGAGTCCTGTGGTGCGGAGACAGCCGTCACAATCTTCTACAATGTCCCCGTAGCACCCTGCTATCTCCACTTTGTTTCTTACTAAGTATTGAAGAACGTGCTGAGCACTCCAGAAGGTTATCGGATTGGATACCGGGCGCTTCAAACTGTAGGCGTTACAGCCGTGTTGAATGAAGGCATATTCCCGGTTGCGCCCTTCCTGCGCTGTGGACCCAACAAAAGGAACTAGACCGCCGTGCTGCTTGGCAAATAGGTTCAGCGGTTGCGTCTTCATTACCTTACAGCACTTGTGGCTGATTTTAAACGGAGCGTCAATAAGGTATTGCCACTTGTCGCTTATCTTCGCCGTAGGGGAGGCGGTGCCGTCAGATCGAATCCCTGTGAGCCGCAGGCGCCGGGTGTGCTCGTTGTTGCCCGTTCTCACGCGGATTTCAGATATGTACTTGGCCATGCGCTTACTCACTACCGGCCAGCCGTACTTCTCTATCACTTGTTTAAATGACATCTTTGGGCGAATGACGATCATGTTGGGAGTTCTCAAGTTAAGCTCCCTGACTTCGGGGTACTCAAGGCCGGTATCGCAGAACACCCCTGGCACTTCTGGGTACATCGTCCTGACCAGGTGTAGAAGGGCGTGACTGTCCTTCCCGCCCACCGACACGTACACGTTCCCATTCCAGTATTCGTACCAAGCCCGGATTCTACGCTCAGACATGCGCACGACTATGTCCAAGGGCATTCCTTGCCTCTGGTGCAGGTACATAGTTTTTAGCTGCTCCATGGTCAAGGTTTTCGGTATGACTTCAACTGGTTTTTCGTCGTCTTCAAATAAACCAAATGACATGACTGCTCCTCCTTCTAAGCGACTTTTAGCACCCAATCTTCGCTCTTATCGTACCATGTCCCGTCTACCGGGGTGGCTTCGATTTCGACGTCAAGTGGTACGTTGATCCAATCCCAGTGCGCCGGCAACCGCTCCTTCATGTAGTAATTGAGCCGGTCTAACACCATTTGTTCTTCGTCGGGATGGACGTCCAGCATGACATCGTCATAGATTTGATTACAAACCCGGCTGTCCCAGCCCTCTTTCATAGAGTCTTCGTCCAGCCAGATTATACATTGGAGAAGGCAATGGAAAGCGCTTCCCTGTACCGGATAATTGATGACTTGGTTTCGGGACATAACGCCTTGGCACCGGAACCCGGTCAGCGTGTCGAAGTACCCTTGCTTATGGTATTGCTTCAGCCACGCCTCTTTCCAGGCGGTGTACTTCGCCCACTTCTTATTCCACATCCAATCCTCTACCGATTCGACATGGCACTCAAAGTCTTCCAGGTCCCGGAGGCCCTGGGCGATGAGGTGATCACGCAATTGGGTCCCGTCCGGTAAGACGTGGGTGGGCTTCAAGGAACTATGCCAGAGGTTCCGGGCGCAGTTCCTCCAATAATCCCCGTAAAACTCCGGGAACACGTACTCATTTTTGCCGCTGTGACGGATGTGTTTATTGACTTGCTCCTTTGTAAGTAGGTAGAGCTTCATGGCCATGTCCCGGTGCATGTCCTTCGTTTTGTCGGCCACGTATTCGATCATATTGGGGTCGTGGTGGTAGCCGCAAGCGATACCGACTTCAATGCCCTTAAAGTCGGCAGCGATTATCTTATGACCGGGGCGGGGCTTAATCGCTCTGCGCACCAGCTTCTTGATTTCCGGGTTCCGGTTCGGTATGTTCGCCAGGTTCGGGGAGTCCGTGGAAGGACGGAACGTGGCGGCAATATGTAGGTTGAAGTTGGGGTGGATAATCCCGTCCACTTGCTCCCGCATCAAGCTGGCCAAGTAAGTATCCTTAACCTTACCCAGGCGCCTGATACGGAGGAGGTCCTGAACTTCGTCAACATCTATCGCGTCCAGCGCCTCCTCATCAACTGACGGGTTGTCCCCGGTATTATCGCAGAAGCTGCAGCCCTTCCCTTTACACATACGACACGAAGAGCCGGTGAACTTCGACGGTTTAACGCCCATATGACCGAAAAGGACCTCAGCCAGCTGGGGGTTGGAGTCCATATTGAAATTTCGACCGAACGCCCTGCGCCACCGGGTCACTAGGTCGGACTCCATAAGGTTCTTGCGGATATGTTCGATTTGCCTATCCAGATGCTTGGAAACCTTTTCGCAATATGGAATGTCAAGATAGAGTCCCGCCCGTTCTACACGGGCCAGGGCCTGGATGCCTTTATGGAACAGGTCATAGGCGTCCAAGTTCGTAGCGGTTATTTTCAAGTTCATCCTAAAGCCTCCCACTTCTCCGCTGGGCAGTCCTCATGGGGCAGCCAAGACTTAATTTCAACGAAACAGCCGCAAAGGAAGCACCGCTTTGTTCGCGGCATGTAGCTGGGGCACGTCCGACATGTTTTGATTCGCGTCTTCCGCTCCCTCCGGGTGACGATACTCCCGCCCGACCAGAGGAACCAGAAGACCGCCTTCAAGAACGTCTTTGCCATTGTCCATTTAGTAGGGCGCACCCTTACTGTATCGGTCATACCCCATCGCCTCCATTTGTAGCAACGCAAGTTTATATTCAATAAGGGAGTCCACCCCGTTATAGATCAGCAAATCCTCCCTGGGGATTTCGTCTATGCGGTTGAAGCTGTTGGAGTCCTTCTCATCCACCCCCCGCAAAAAGGGTTCGATGTGGGAGGAGTAGTCCAGAAGACCGAACCGGACATATGATTGAAACTTGAGGCCGGTTATCCCCTCCCGGTTGTCGAGAATATGCGACACCAACATCGTGTCCCACTCCCACCCGTCCACCGGGCATCCTATTATTTCGTTGGTCCAGTTGTCTTCAAATTTAAGGTTTTGGGCGACCTTTGGAATGTCCGGGTCCATCATAACCTGGCGATACAAAGAAAGCGGCTTGCCCCCGGTCGGCATATCGAACGCCCAGCAGGTCATGTCCCCGACACAAATGGAGCAGCTGACTATCCGGTGCCCTTTCCGATGGGGCTTCAATCCGGTCGTTTCGTAGTCGAACGCCATGCGCTCCTTCCACTCCAAAAGACCTTCCAGACGTTCGCAAAGGAGCTTGGGGCTGTCGATGATCTCAATCAGCCCCGCTTCGTCCGGGAACCGTGGGACCGGCTTATCCAGCAGCTTGAGCGCTGCTTTCAAATCGGCGTTGAATATCTGCTCAATAGCCGGGTTCTTCTCCTCCCGGATAACGTAGCTGGGGTGGAACATCGGAACAACCCAGGCGCCGGTTTCGCGGTCGGGGATATGCCAGCCACGCCACTTAAAAACCCCGCCCAAATCCTTATGCCACCGATGGCCAAGGAAGGACTTGATGGCAGCGTTACCCAATAGCAAAATCAGATGGGGCTTGAACGCTTCGATTTCCTTCCACACATTTGGCCGGCAGCAGTCGATTTCCAAATCATTGGGGCTTCGGCTTTCCCCTTTATCGTCGGTTGGCCGGCATGTAATTGAATTGGTTTTCCGACAATCCCGGTCCAGGTCGATGCCTTGCCATTTCAGTTTCTTCCGCAGAAACTTCCCGGCGTCCCCAATCAGCTGTACCCCTTCCTTATCCTCAGCGGCTCCCGGAGCCTCTGCGATAATCAATATGCCCCGTTCCCCCTTTCCGTTGGGCTCCATCTTAGGTGATTTACATTGCTTGTAGAGCCTACAAGCTCCGCAACCGGTGAGGCGCTGGAGCGATTGTCCAGCGCCTACCTCCTCCCGTTTGAAGAACCCCTGCATGACTACTTACCAGCCAGCAGGCTTACCACGTGAACGAAAGACTTGCCTTCAAACTTCAGGCGGTCGGAACCCACCACCGCTTCGTCGTTGAGGTCCAGCACCGCTTCCAGGAACATAGGGGTGATTTCAAAGTGGGTTTCGTCCCCCTTATACCGCACCCGGCTCGACTCCTCAAACCACCCGGCGTCCCCTTCGCCCTTAACGGTCATGAGTCCGTCTTCCAGGACGATCTTGACCCGCTCATCACCTTTACCGACAGAGTTGGAGAAGATGCCGGCCATGCCCAGGGCCTCCTTCGTGTCGTCCGGGAACTTGATCTTGCCCCCTTCGACCTCCAGGAACCGGTCCAGCGCCGGGTACGCCAAATCATTGTAGGTCCGGCAACTGAACATCGTCCCCGCTTCGGTTCGGAAGTGAAGCCACCCGCCCACAGCGGCGTAGCCGGTGACCTTGTAGTTGATGAGGTCCTTGGCGGCAGGCGCCGGGAGGAGGAAGGACTCCCGGAAGTCGGCACCATCCATGTAGCGGATAGTGATGCGGAAGTTGTCGCAGCTTTCCACCCGGTCTTCCGTTACGTGGATACAAGTCAGGGCCGGTTTCGTAAGGTCCTTGGAGCAGCTGAACATACAGAAGCGGACCGCCTCCACGAAGTCTTTGGGCAGCTCCTCCCACTCCTCCGGTTCCTGGATTTCGCTGAGGGGCAGGGCAATCTCCGCTATCATCTTGATGCCGGCCTTGGCCTTCTTGCCGTTGACGCGGAGTTCAGACCCGTCGATTTTCAGCTCAACGGTATCATCCTTGAGCTTATTGAGGAGTGCCAGGAACTCGCTGGCGGGTATGGCCCCTTCCAGGTCCAAATCGACGGGGTGCGACATGGCCACTTCGTCGTTATAGGTAAACACGTGACCGTTCATGAAGACGAAGCTGGTGGATTGTTCGATCAGCTCCCTGGCCGCAAGACCGGGCTTGACTACATTCAAGGTTTCGATAAGGTCCAAGCGCTTGATTTTCATTTTTCCTCCGTGTGATTAGGCGGGGTCCAGGTATAGACGGACCGGACCCGGCAAGGGTTCATTTTGTCTTTGAAGGCTTTGAGTGCGGGACGATCTAACACGCCCCCGTCATTCACCAGCTTCCCGGTCTGCTTCCGGGTAAGTTGGATCACCCGGTCCGTGTAGAACCGCCAGCGCAGATACTCGCTGAGGAAGGGCTGGTCAGGCCGGCAAATACAATACCGGTAGTTGATATATTTGTAATTGGAGTCCCAAATGTTTACCCCCATCAGCTCCCCGTCCAGCCACAAGGCTTTCCGGTTGAGTCCGTTGTAGAGGTATTTCAAGAGGACTTCGTGATCATGGATTTCCTCTTCGCCCGACTCCTCCAGGCCCGTAAGCCAAGACACGATCAGCTCAAAAAGCCCGTGGGGGTTATCGTTCGATAAGGTCAGCCGGTCGTACACGATTTCACCGGGGTTCCGGTTGGGCCACTTCCGGCAGTTCTTACGGAAGACAGCCCAATGCGCCCCGTCCATATGGTTGAAGTTCAAGGGGTCATAGATGTATTCCAGGTCCAGTTCGTCCAGTTCTCCGTCGAAGTATTCCCGGTGAAATTGTGGCGTGTGTCCGGGGATATGTTCGTGAAAGTCGGACCATATTTTTTTATCGAACGGAGCCTGGGGGCCTATCGGGAGGGGCGGCAATACCACCGCCCCATCCTCAACGATAAACAACCACCCGTCCTCCATGACCTGCTGCAAACCGGCTTTCTGGATGTACTCCTCACTGGTCCAGAAGTTCGGTTCAATCCTTCTTCGTTCCAGTTCCTTCAGGTATAACACCAAGCCCTCCTGACGATGGGGTGGACGGTTTGTTACAGCAACGGCCTTTGTTCGCCTTACTTCCTGCGACTGCGCCTTGGCTGGCTTTCAGTCTGTCGATCAGTGCCTTGCTCACGCCCCCGCTCTTTCTGCTTTTCCCGCCCATCTTTGTTCTCCTTTCTGGATTCAGTTATGCCCCCAAGTTCGTCGTAGACGCAGTGCGAAATGAACCCGTCCATGACCAGCCGGGGGCTGTCGCTTTTGACGTAACAATAATCAGACTCCCCTTCCGGGAAGTAAAAACTCAGGCTATCCAAGAAGCTGAACAGCGCCATGAAGTCGTTGGTCCGCATCCCGACCGGCCCGAAGTCGGTGTCAATTTGGTCCTGGACCTCCGCTCCCAGGCCTAGACCTTCCGAAGCGTCCGACCGGGTAAGCTCTATCACGGCACCGCTGTAAATGTTCCGCTGGACCAGAATCGGGGACCCGTCCACGGCGCTAAATTCGATATGACTGAGGGCGTCATCCAGTACGCTTAAAACGTCCCGATGTAGCCGCAGCAAATTGCCTTCGATGATGGGGAAACTTTCAAACAGCTCTTCGATCTGCTCCGGGGTATCGCCGGGAGATGCGCAGGACTTCTTCCGGGTAAAGCCTCCCCCTTCCGATACAAAAACAATCTTGCCGTCTTCTTCGTAGAACTGCCGGCTGTCGTAGTCGTTCGCCCGGAAACTGACCGGAGATTTGAACGGCGTTTCACTTTTCCGCAGACGGAACCGGAGCAGCACTGTGTGGTCGAAGTTCAAAATGTAGATCGTATCATCAAGGGCATAGATGGTGTTTCGCATCCGTCCCGCCTGGTCAAGGCCCACTGCTTGGCTGAAAATCTCTTCGACTCGCTGGCTGATTTTGTTCATTGCTATCTCCTTGAAAAGATTGAGGAAAAATTGGGCGCCACCGTATTTGGCGTTTAAGCCCTTTTTGTTAGTTGTGGAATATACTTACCCGTTTTTATTTATAGAGCTTGTTAATAATAGACTTAACCTTTTGAAACTATTGAAGAAAGTACGGTTTACAATTAGTAAACTTTTCGTTTAGTAGTACAAAAAGCGCCCGTTAAATCACAGATTTCAAGATTTCCAACCGGAAGTCAGAGGACGGGACGAACCGCCAAATCAGCCCGTCTTCGTTAAAACCACACGCCTCAAGACCTGCCGACCAGCTGTGGCTGTACGCATTATTTCCTTCGCAATTCCAAAGCTCCTTCACGTCCCGCTCCAACGACTCCGAAAGGAACCCGCCATGACTGTTAACGTAGTCGGCAAAGTCCTTCCAGGTGACCGGCGCCCCGTTCTTCTCCTTAACGTATCGGGCAGCGACAACGGTGCACCCGTAGTTGAACCCGCCCTTGAACCAATCGCCTACCTCACAGCAGATCGTTTGATTATTTTGGGGAGCGTTCCCCATGTCAAAGGTCGAGCAACTAAAGCCGTACTCCTGGAACAGCGCCATGAACTTGCCCAAGAGGAGGGAGCCCAGGGCCTGCGAATCGCATCCAAGGAGGAAGCACCGCTCAAAGTCGATACCGGCGTTGATAAAGGATTGACGGATGCCGGGATTGTGCGCTGTGTAGCTGTACGTGTCGAAGGTTATATGGCGCACCCCGGCGTCCCAAACGGCGTCCATATATTCCCGCACCAGGTCCGGGGAGTCGTTCACAAACACCAAATAGGGTTCGATGCGAGCCACGACCCGGACCCCGGCATCAGACAGACGCTTGGCGGCCCACAGCCTCCGCTTAAAGGAGGGTGCCCCCGGCTCCAGACGTTTCAGCAAACCATCGTCGCTGCTGATCATTGTGATGTGGACCGCTGCCCCCGCTTCGTTCCGGGCCAAGGCGTCCAGGTAGTCGTCGTCACCTACCAGATTGGATTTGGTATTAATCATGAGGGGGTACGCTACGTCAGCCAGGTACTCCAGAAGGGTAAGGCTGATGCCAGCCTCCCGCTCCGGTTGGATAAAGTCCTCAAAGCGGATACCGAAGCGCATGGGCACGTCCATAGCGATTGCCTTATTGACGTCACCCCGGACCGTGTGGGGGTCCTGGCCGCGCAGAGCCATCATCTTGTCGAGTTCCTTTTTGTAGTAGTCCGGGTTGCAGTGACGATAGCCCATGGTTTTGGAGTTGTCAAAGAAAGCCGTGTACAGGGACGCCCGGAAAGCGTTGGCGTAGCAGTACAGGCAATTGTAAGGGCAAAGGAGTCCGTCCCAGGTGTCGATATTCAGCGGCATCGGGCAGGCCGCAGCCCTGACAGAGATTTCAACGAAGCTGTTGACCTCCTCCGTATTGAGAAGCCGCTCCTGCTTTCGCCACTCCTGGTCCTTGATATTGAATTGATGGTATCCGCTCTTTCTCCCCTTCTCCCGGACAGCGTCCACGTGCTTGCTGCTCAGCTGGAGTTGGGTTATGCGCGGAACGATTTGGCTGACCAACTTTCTAAGCTCCCAATAATCAATGTTCATCAGAAAACCCCTTCTTGCGGCTAATGACGGGCACCCCGTCTACGAAAAGAAAACCACTGTTATTGACTTCGACGTTCCCCCCTTGGGACCACTCCTTGGCAGACAATAGAAGGTCCCTGATAGCGTGTTCGATCTTCGCCAGCTCTGTTTCGGTCCGGGCCTCAATCGTGTCCTCCACCACGCCCAGGCCCTTTTGTTTCGCCGGGATAGTATATCCAGAGGCAGTGATTTTGTCAAGCAACTTGAAATTGCTGTCGGCTTTGTCCTCTATCGCCCCGGTCTTCCGGTTGACGAGAAGGGCGCCCTTGTCGTAGGGCTTGTTTGTTTTGACAAAATGGTTCGGGAAGTTGTCTTGAACGAACGTGTGAAGGTCCTTCCCCCTGGCGCACTCACCGTCTTTAATCATGGCTTACTCCTTGAAGTTGGTTGGTAAATGCCCGATATTCCAGAAGAGCACGGGCGGTTCTAACGCTTCGATATGTTCCACCAACCACTGCCACGCTTTCAGATCGTACCATGGGTGGCACGGGAACGGGCAATCAGCCTCCGACCGTTCGGAGTATTCCCAGCCGGGGTCTACCAGCTGGAAGTCCTGCCCCATAAAGCCCCCGACGATCAAGCCCCCCTTCTTAGATATGACGGACAACTTGCGGGAGCGGTCCCCGGTGCGGCCCATCACCCCGTATATCGTCGCATCCTTGAAGACCCGGCCCAATCCAGCCGCTATCGTCCCGGAGCCGATATTGACGACGACCGAACGGAAGTCAGGGACGGAGGCCTGGACGGTCAACCGGGCTTCCTCTTCGGTAGCCGTGATGGTTTCCGGGAATTGTAACCCCAACGGGAGGAGGTCCGCTTTGTCCCCGAACTCCTTGGCCAGTCGGTTCCGGGATATGTTCCAATTCACCCTGGCCATCCCGGCTTTAATCGGTCGGATTTCGGCGCCGAACTCTTCCCAGCGCTGCCGGTGGTAGGCTAACAGCGGGGGTGTCTCTTTGTATTGAGGGTCAAAGATTATAGCCCGTAAGCCAAGCAAAGCGCACCCCCAGGCGACCCCCCATCCAGCCATACTCACGGAGGTTTCGGTGTAGCCTGCGGCCTCCTTGCCCTCTTTCTTCATCCGCTCCAATACAGGCATGAGCCCACGGACCTTACTGAACGGGGGTCCGGGGTACGGCGCAGCTAGATCGTCCCGTTTAACGTAGACCATTTGGCCTTTGACTTCGTAGCGCTCAATGGGTGTTCCGTGTACCAAGTCCATGTACCGGCTCCTTAGATTGTGATTTTGAAACTCTTTTCGCTATGGAACCCCAGCAGCCTTTTCAGTTCGTCAGCGGTAGACCCGCAAAAGACCTTGCGGACCTCTTTGTTGAGTAGAATTTGGTTGATGGTTTCCGTCCAGAAGAAGAGCGGAAAATTGTTGTCACCGAAGCGGTGCTTCATAAGGGTGATTTGGGCTGCCCCCTTGAATACTTCGTACCCGGCGACCCCGTGGAGGGTTCCGTCAGGGGCAATAAAGGAAAGGAACCGCACGTTGTTCTTGTTTTTAAAGTAGCGGTCTATGTAGGATTGGTAATGGCCTTTGATCACCATAAAGTGACGGGACCCGGCGCCCTTTATCCACTCCTGGAATACTTCGTTCACGGCTTCTTGGGAGGCCCCGTGCTCTACTGCGTACCGTTCGGAAGCGGAGCGCAACATGCCGCGCTTCTTCCGGGTGTACTTTCCGGGCTTCCCGGCCAGTACGGCGTCGAAGGAGTAAGAGGCGTCAATCCAGAACTCCAAGCCATAAGGCTTCGTGGCAAATCCGGTGAAGTCCTTATGGACGAAGTTCAGGACCTTGATG